ATACCGTGCCATTGGTCAGGTCGATACCAGTACGCTCAACGCTGTCCACGACGTCAGGGTCCTTCCATGCTGTTGCTTTAGCTCCTTCTTCCAGCTGTATTTCCGACAAATAAGCTTCGCCATCTCTTGTGTAGCCTATAAATATCTGTACATAGTTGTAGCCCTCTTCCATTTCGAAGGTGTAGGTGTATTGCTTCCATACGCCATAAGTTGAGGGAATGTTGGGGTAGCTCGTCTTAGGTGCGCTCATGTCCTTTGCCCGACTTCTTTTGATTTCAATGTAAGGCTGTTCACTTCCGTATATACGAGTGAACATTGACAGCGTGTAGGTGCGCCCGCCCAATGCCTTTATAACAGGAAACTTGCAACCATTCCACTCGTTCTGTGGAGCACCGTGGCGGACGATGGCGACATAAGGATTGTCAAGATGGGCAACGCTCGCATAATTCCCAATAGTAACATATTGAGCGCGCGCAAGCACCAACAACTTCAAGGGACGCAAGCTTGCCCCCTTGAGCATGTTCACGCCGCTGAAGGTCTGCTTGCTGACCGACAGACGAATATTCTCGGCATCTTGCTCAATGGCAGATATACGTCTTTCAAGCCCTTGTTTGTCTGCTTTGTTTTGTGAGATGATGCTTTGAAATTGCTGCTCGTTGGCAAGGAACTTGGCTTCATTCCACTTCTGAGCACTCACCATGAATTCAGCAATGGCAGTGCGTGTTTGTCCCTTGTAGGTGGCAGTAACCTCCACCTTTCCGCTCCATTGGTTAGGACTAATACCATCAAAGTATAGTGTATTGTCGCCTACTATTCTTGCGTAGCAATTATAAGGTGTAATCTCAATGCTGCTGGGCACAACTTCCATCTTGCCAAGGTACATTCGCACCTTACCTTTGTTCTGCGCCAAATTTTCGATGACACCCTTGTCGTTCGTTTGAAAAACAAAGGTATTTGGCGTAACTACAAGGGTGAGAGCATCTTCCCCTTTGTCGCCGGGCTTCCCGTCTTTTGGAGCTCGGCTCACGGTAAATGTACGTTGTGCTATTATCTTTGTCATTTTATTACTACTATTTATTTATATAGAGGTAAGGGTGTAAATTACACACCTTACCTTTTTATTAATACAGCTCCACGCAGAACGCTTGGCTTGCGCTTAATAAGTCAGAGTAGGCTATATCAAGTGAGTAGCGGGCATTCGGCGCGTCTTTTGTGCATGCTTTGTAGCCACTTGTACCCCATGTCGTGTCGATGGCGTTATTGGCAGCAAAACGCCACACGCGCATGTTGTGTGCCCCCAGTATCACCGCATCAGTAATATAGGTAGCCCCTTGACGTATTTTAAACCAGTGCAACAAGCTGCCACCTTCGGCAACGTTATCGCCGTTGGGCTGAAAAACGTCGATTTCGTAAGGATCTGAGCCGTCGTACAGCGTACCAATGGCAAACACCTCCTTGTTTGCCGTTGCGCTTGCGGTATCGGTATCTTTTATGACACATTTGAATATCCCGACATTTACGACAGCCGAGGCTGGTACTGTTATTTCGTTGGTATTTATTCCGCTGATGCCGTTAGCATTGGCGGTTTCGAGTTTTACCCACACGCCGTTGCGTAGCTGATACCACATGTAAGATACGTTAGATGTGTCGATGTCGCCGCCACGCATCAAATCACAGTGTATTTTCAGCGACTTCCCAGCATTGTCGAAAGTATCGCCGTCCGGCATGTAGAGGCTGGCAAGAATATTTGCGCCGGCATTCTCCACCTTTGTTACTTCCACCGACGCAACCACTTGTGCAGCTGCCTTTGACACAGGGTCGGTGTAGGTAGCCTCGCAAGTTATCTTCAAGCCTGTGCAATCGGTGAGGTTGGCTGCCAACTTCTTGGCAAGCCCAGTGCCTGCCGTCAGTGCCTGTGTAGCTGCCGAGCCATCTTGCTTGATTACCCGCCAATTCAAATCGCTAAGATGCGCCGTTTGGTCGCCGCTTTTTCCACTCACCAGCAATAGCGGTGTCAATGTAAGCGGTGATGCCGCATAGTTGGGCGCATACGTCTTGCTATCACGCGAAAAAATCTGCGTGAGAGCCTTATCCGTTTTGAGGACGAAGGTAAGGGTCTTACCATTCACCAACTTTTTTACCGTAAATGTTTTCTGTGCTAAAATTTCTGCCATTGTTCTTTATTTTTTAAAATGTTATATTTTTCAAAACTTTTTGTCCGGACGAATTAAGGAATTTACACAAAAAAGAAGTGTCGCCCATCAAGTCGTCGTAGGTAACTTTTATTTTGTAGCCATCGTTGCTATGCCTGCCTTTCCACGCCGCGTCGCCTGCTTCGTATTCGCTTACACGCTCCCATACAAAGCGCGTAGAAGGCATCTTGCTTGTTATTTCCACGTCGTTTTCCCACACGTGGACTTCGAAGGTGGCTTCCCACGCCGTCTGTCCTTCCGTATAGGCTGCGCTGCCAGCAGAAGAAAAACCCTCGACGCGCAGCCCTGTGCCGCCGTCTTTTCCTTTAGCTGCATACTGCTTCCACTTCGGCGAATGCTCCGTTGGTTCGTCGGCATTATCATCGACGAGCGAAAGCCACGTGCCCCCAGCGTGATACCACGCTTCATATTTGGCAGCCACCGTGCCCTCCACCCAGTCGCCGCGGTAAAGGATATTCGGAATGCGCTCGCCATCGGAGCTTACCCACTCGAAGTGGCGGCTATTCATATAGATTTTGTCGCTGGACAAATGAAATATTGCGTTACCTTTGTTTAGCGAAAAGTCATGGATATTGCGGTACACTTCGATAGTTCCGCCCTCCTCCTTGGAGGTGGTAATCATCGTAACATTCATGCGGTTGCGATACAGCAGCGGGTCTACACCATGGGCAATATCCCACAATGTGTTATGCCCACAAAGCACCACATTGTCGCCTGCCTTTGGTACGTCATTTTTAACGTTTTTGTCGCAATAGGCTTCGGCTGCGGTGATAACGATATACGCTTCTTCGTTTGCCGTCTTTTGTCCAACCTCCGACACACAACGCCAGTAATACGTATTGCTGACGCTCTCATAAACACCTGCTCTTATATTGAAGGTTTGGCACAGTGCTTGGTCGCCCGGCAACCAGTCGTTGGTGATAGCCTTGTCGCCGTCGTCCGTGTGGAGGTAGCACTTCCAGCCACCCGTTACAGGCACAACCTTTTCTATTATGGCATTTGCACCTGAAAGCACGATATTGCCGCCGATGTGCTTGTACTCGTCTATCTGAAGGCTGCGGAAGACAGCCTTGCCAATCACCTCCAAATAGTCTATTTGCCCGTGGGCACGCCCGTTCTCATCGAGCCATACGCCAAAGCCGTTTATCGTCTTTTCAAAACCGAGTGTTCGGATAGCTTTCAATATGGCGTTGCCAAAACCGTCTATGCCCGCGCCGTCCTTGAATCCTATACCCATCAAAAAGGTAATTAACCCCTGCGCAATATCAGCTGAATTCTTGCTGATGAATTCCTTCTGCGAGCGGCGTGCAGAAAAGATATTCGTATCAGCAGGCATCGTTGTGTCTCCGCTCTGTATGATGTCTGGAACATTCAGTGCTCCCACTAAGGTTCCCGTGTACTTCTTTACATCCTTGATGGAGTCGTCCACCTTCTGCATCATCCCCGTTGATAGCGCATCACTTATCTCAAGGTTCATCTTACCAGGCAGGTTCACCTGCCGACTAAGGCGTGTGATACGACTCTTGCGGAAGCCCATATCGTGGAAGTATTCATTGCTCTCCAGCAGGACACGTCTGCCGATGAACAGGTCGGTACTTGTGTCTTCCATCCATACATGGTCTGTCGGGGCTTTATAGCGCGATACGTCCAAGGCGTGCTCCTTATTGTACTTCTCAACAGCTGTCAGAAACTCTTTCTCTGCTATTCTGTAATATTCGTCAGGCATGCGCAGGTTCCAAAGTATGTATTTGTCGCCAACCTTTGGCACGAGTTTACCACCTGGCAGTTGAGTACCGTCGTTATAGGGCCAAATCGTGATAATCTCAAATTCCTTAGTATCGCTATGGTAGTTCACTTCAAAGTAATGCTCCGTGTCAGTACCAAGTCCAGCCAATTCGCTGCCTTCTTGAAACGACACACGCTTTACAAGTCCGCCTATCTCATAGTCGTTCGGATTGAACGGCAGGTCCTTATCTTTGAAGTAGTAGATGGTGAAAGGCTTACCGTCCTTATCCTTTACTTCTTCGTGTCGTACCTCGCTGATAGTGCCCGTGCGACGTGGGTATATATTAGAGAAGGCAGTCTGCTCGTAATGGTGAATAATGCCGTACTTCTCTACATTCACATCAACATACTTTGCGCCACCTGGTAGCATTAGCCGTGAGTGATGGTACTTTTCTGGATCTATATTGCGTGAGCTACCTATCGGGAACAACCGAGTGTAGAACTTTACATTATCGGCTAAATCTCTGTCGAGCGATATAAGGCCATTGTCGTAACTCAGCGTAACCTCTTCGCCATGCTCACACCTACAGAGGTTTAGTGTCTGACCGTCAAACCACCATTCTGTATGTACAGCGTCGGCAAGTTCCTTCAGTGCCTCCTGGCAATATTTACCAGTATAGTCTATTACCACGTTATCTGTACCCTCTACAATACCCACCTTGAAGTTCTGCAGTCCGTCCATACCTGCATTGATATTCTTCACAATAAGGCGCATGTGGTCAATAGGGCGTGCTGTTAGAGCGAACACAGCTTCGTTCTCTCCATCGGTATTGTTCAATACTAAGAAGCGAGTTATCAGACTCTCTATGCCACGTAGCTGAAAAGAGTATTCCCATTCTATAGTGCTCCTCTGCGCTGGCGTGTACTTCTCCGTAGCCCAGTAGCGTTCACCATCATAGTCGAGATAGTCGTTCACGTCGATGGTGATACACTCATATAAGGTAAAGGAGAGCTTCAGCAGATTGTCGCCTTGTATTTCCTTATCCTGTGTGCTGCTGTCGTTCGGCGAGAACGTAGCTTTTATTTGTCCGTTGCTATCAAATAGTGTTAGAAGCATTTTTATATCGTTTAAATGGTGTTTAAATACTATATAATTGGTTCTGGTTCGCGGAACTTCACCTTGTAGCTGCTTGCCTGTACGCCTTCGGTCCATAGATACGTCAGCGAACGATAAGTGCTGCTGTCAAGATAGAACACTTTTATCGAAAGGTTCAGTGCCGTGAATGTTATTGTCAGCCAGCCATCGTTACCCGTCTTCAGGAAACGGATAAAAGACATGTATTTCTCAAGCCACTGCTGACGTGTAGGTGCATACTGTGCAAAGTGTAGCGTTACGTCGCGTTCAGCATTAGCAGGCGTAAGGCGCTTAGAATACTTCTTTCCATTGCGCTCACGAATATCTACACCTACGTAGTCCTTTGCCTTGCTTGGTGTCAGGATAGCATTGAGATTGTCTCGTCCACCTTTCTTCTCTTCTGTGAGAAACACGCCATACTCCTTATATATATCAGTGCCATTGATAAGCACCTGTCCTTCTAATATCTTCGTCATACTATCTAACTTTTACTCCGTCCCTTATCATCTTCTTTACATCAGCACCTATCTCCTTCAGTGAGGCAGCACTGTTGCCTGTGTTCTCTTCAATCTTGCGGAGATGCTCCTGCGCTGCACTCATACGCTTAGCAACATCTTCCACACGATCGTCAATGCTTGCCCAATGCATCTGCCCACTGACAAACAGTCCCTCGAGCTTTGTTGCCTGGTCTTGACTCATTGCCGTGAAGGCGCCACTCTTGCCTTGTTGAGTTGTTCCTTTGTCTGTCTCCTTAATAATACCTTCATTACGTAACTGTTCTATGTCATTCTTCGCACTATTGACATAACTTTCGTATTGTTCTTTCAGCGCATCGAGGCGCTTGCGGAATTCAGCATCAGTTATCTTTCCATCAACACGCTCCTCATTAAGTTTTGCAAGACTTTCGTACCATTTCTCCAGGTTCTTTTGAAACTTAGCACCCACGAGGTTGTTCACAGCCATCTTGTTTACCATCGTCTGCCAGTTCTCTTCTATCTCTTTGAAAACATCTTTCGATCCACTGGCGAGAGCATAAAGTGAACTGAGGAAGTCGTCAAAGACATTCTGCCTCGTTGTTGTAGTCAGGTTCTCATAGAGAGCATCTGTTATTTCTTTCAACTTGCCGGCTTGTGCGATGTAGTCATTAAGTTTATCAGCTACGCGACCACCGTATCCGCCTTTGCCAGTATCCTGCAACTGTTTCCACATATCAACATTAGAACGTAACATCTTCATCTCTTCGGGAGTGAGATTCCACAAGTTGCCGTCCCATTTTCTGCCTATTTGAGAGCTGAAACGATTTATTTGCTCCTGACTAAACCCTTTCCAGTAGGCGTTGAAACTATGATGTGCCGAGTGATAGCCTGCCTGTTCCTGTGCAATACGTTTGTAATTATCGTTAGTCTCTTTCTGTAACTTCTCTGCATCTCGTGATATGCGAATAGCCGTAGCACCTCGTGCCGTCTTCATCTCGTCCGTTAGGTCCTCAATTGCCTGCTCCAGGAGTTCGTTACGTTTTGTCAGGCGATCAATTGATTTTGCCACTTCCTCCTCGTTACTGTTAGTAAACCAGCTGCTGGGACCTTTATGACTGAGCAGTCCGAAGGAAAGAACGTTACCGATACGTCCGACAACAGTATCCAACAAACCTCCAATACCTTTTACTATAATAGACTCAAGTACCTTAAATAAATTCTCTGGCAAGTCAAAAATAGCATTGATAAGATTACCGATAGCTTCCAAGATGCTATTTACAAGATCGTCTATCCAGCGCAAAGATATAAGTTCCGTCAGTGAGTTCAGAACACCAGTAACAAAGCTTTTGATACTATTGGCAAGGTCAAGTATCATTCTGGGTATTTGTGCAATAATGCCAACCATACTTCCTATGCCACTTGATAGAATGCCCGACATCGTGCCACCAAGAGAGGACAACGCATTTCCCATTGCTCCTGACACAGCACTGCCAACACTCTTTGCTATGCCGTCTCCCATGGTTGGAAGAATAGAATCAAGCGTACCTTTGAGTGCATCAACCTGTCCTACTGACTGCTGTACGCCTCCGTATCCATCTACACCCTGCCATGCCTTAGCGTTATTGAGAGCCGTTGTTAATCCAGACGTAAAGTTAGCAACTTCTTCAGATGTCCTATTTAATGCTTTGCCGAAGGAGTCCATATCCTCGCGTGCTTGTACTGTTGCCCTCCCCAGCTCTTCAGCACGTGCTTCAAGTTCATCGTATCTTTCCTTACTGATTCTCCCTTCACGGAGTCCTACCTTTCCTGCTTCCACGGCAGCAACGGCAGCAGCTTCATCTTTCTTAGCTTGGTCGTATACAGCCACGCTATCAGCAAATCGCTTGATGGCTTCGTCCAACTTCTGCCATGTCGCACTCTGGTCAGTACCGATATACTGTCTCATCTGCTGAATTAGCTCCGTCACTTTCTGTTGTGTATCTGCTGAAGCGTTCCTATAGTCGTCAGTTTCTGTGTAGGCACGCAGCTGCTCCATCATCGGTTGCATCATCTCCTTGGTCAAATTGCCTACACCGCTGAAGAGCGCATTCCAGTCGATACCACGGCTGATTTCCTCGAACGACATACTTGCCTGGCGTTCTTGATATTCCTTCTGAAGCTTTGCTTTCTGCCACTTCTTTGTTGTCTCGCTCACTTCCGAAGCATCTATATCCGCTATCTGTTGGGCATAATCTTCAGCAATCGCAAGCTTTTGCTGCTGAAAAGAGCCATAAGTCTTGAGATATTCACTCATAGCCTGCACTTCATTTCTCTGCTGCTCTAAGCGTTTCTTTTGCTCTTCTTTATTTATCTCATCTTCGTTATGCTGCTTTTTCTGTGTGGCAAGATTGCGAGATTCTGTAAGTGCATCTTCCTGTGCTTTAGTCAGTTTACCCTTTTGCGCCTTACGCCATTTATTCTCCTGTACTTTCAAATCAGCAAGTTCATTGTCGTAATTCTCTTTTATCTGCTTTCTTTTCTTGTCAGAACCTTCCTTAATAAGGTCTATCTCCTCCTGGCGGTTCTTTCTTTGTAATGCAAGAAGTTCCTTGGCAAGCTGTTCAGCTTCTTTTGTCCCGTCTTTCTTTTTCTTTTTTTTCTTTTT